ATACCAAGGTCGCCACTGACTTCTTTCCAGCGGGACGCATCCTCAACGGCCAGACCTGTAGCGTCAGCAAATTTGCCTGACTCAATAGCCAAAGTTGCAAACGCACTGACACCCGAAAACGCAAATTTGCCAAACGCGGCAACACCTGCAGCGGCAAACAATCCAGCGTTGGCGGCCACAGTTTCAAAAATTGCTCCTGATCCAGCCTTGAATTTGCCTAGGCCACCTTCAGCGTTGGCTACCGAAGTCCTAAAATTATTGAAAGCGGCTTTAGCGGCTCGAATACCTTTATCCTCAAGGCTTGTAATAATCGGAATGTTGATTGCCATTAGAAACGCACCTTTATCAAATCTTTGTTGGCTTCGCGGACCACCCGGTCAATTGTGTCATTCATTTCACGCTCAACGCTACCAATAGTCTTTTCTGCGTTTTTCCACATAAAGCGTGAAGGGTCACCCGGTAAAGCCCGACCGAAGTTTGGTCGCTGATATTTAGGTTCACGCCTTGACTTGTCGCCACCTGATTTGCCTGCCATGTCAACAATGGCGACGGGTGCGCCTTTTGTTTGGATGCGCACAATGTTTACGGGCACTTTAGTCATTGTCTCGTTAAGTCCACGTCGCGGTTTGCGAGTGTCAATCTTGATTAGTGCGTTCTTGCGATTGGGCCACCCGGTGCGACCGTTGTGAGCCATTCCAGATAGCGGTGGCGACGACGGGATTGACTGGTTAATCTCATTAAGCATCGGTTTGAGGATGGCTCGAATGTCTTTGTTAAAAGCCTTTTTCAGTGCAGGGTTAATTTTGCCAAGTTCGCGCATAGTTTCGGCAACTCCCTGCACCTGAATTTTCATCGTTTGTGTTTCGCTTTCTCGTTTTCCTCAACAAGCAAACGAACCATCTCATCCACAACCGACGCTGGACAATCCATCAAATCCAATGGACTGATACCTGTCCTAATCGCTAGTTGCGCTATGAGGTTGACTGCGCGACCTGCCTGCTTTTGTCTTTTGGGACGAACGTAATGTCCCCTACCAACTCAATCCATTTGTTGAACACTTCCACGACCACGCCGCTGGTGCGCACCGCGTCCCATGCCAACCATGCAAGAGCTTTAAATTTCATGTCCTCAAGAAATTGTCCGACGGACAGTTGCGGGTGATTATCCTCCCAGCGACACGCAACACCGTAAGTGATCGGTGCTTCATGTACCAGTCCGTCAAGCATTTCCACTCGTAACGTCATTCCAATCATGTCGGGGCTCCTCTGTTTGTTGGTTGATTAGATCAGGCGGTGGTACGAACCCACGTGCCTCCAGTGGCCGTCAATGTCATTGTATCGAGGGCCCCTGTCTGTGAGTTCACGACCATTGCGGTGTTAATCATCGCATTGGAAATCGTATAGGTGGGGTTTGAAACGCTGACTACTGCACTGGTGGGGCTGATGACGATGGTGGTGTCGCCGTCGCCAAGTGCGTCATAGATCGTCTTTTCAACGGCGGTCGCGCCGTATTCAAGCAGGACCGTCGCACTGACGCTCACTGATTGGAGGCCAGCGACGAATTTATGTCCGGTGGCTCCCATAACCGTTGCTTCGAGAGAATCAAAGCCTGCATCCAACGAAATTTGAGTGCAGTTCAAACTGATATTGGTTGCACCGATAAGCATTTTGCCTGAGCCTTGGTAAACGATTGCCATGATGTTGTTCCTTTGTTAGTTAGAGGGTCGCTGTAAGTTTGATGGTGAGGTCGTAACAGGGGAGGTCTTGCGACCCGATTGTTGCGATGGATGGTTGGCCCGAGACGACTGCAATGTCTGAGCCGAGGATTGTGTCAACGATGCCGAGAATGTAATCGGTGGAGTCTTGGTTGCCGGGTGGCGCACCAAGGATTCGAATAGTGATTGTGACGTCGGAAACTTTGGATGTTGGGTTTGCACCAAACGATTCAAACGACGGCAACTCAATAAATACGGTGAGCGGTCGTGCGTTGCGCGGATCGGTGACAGGTTTGAGTCCGAGGGCCGTAAGTGATGCGGCGACTGTGTTGATCGCGTCGGTGAAAATGCCTGCCACATTAAGCCACCTGACTGCGTTTGACGCCAAGCAACTGGTTGACTCGACCGAGTGTCATTAACGGTGGTCCGCTCATGTCTTGGAAAGATGCGTAACTGTCTCCAGTTGTGCCGCGTTCACGGTATAGCCCTGCGGCGTAAAGCGTGGTTCCAAGCAATACGGAACCGTCTGGTGGAGTAGTCAAATTATCGTGATATCCAGCGGAGACCCTGCGACGAAAGCACCATGAGTTAGCGGCCGCAACGCAAGTAGTTAAGAACGCAGTGTCGTTTGCGGTCGCGCCGTCGATACCAAGAAATTCTTCAACGGCGTTAACCGTTGTCCAAGTGCATGACTGGGTCCACGTCACTGTTCCTGTTGCTGCAGAGCGCGAATAGTCATCGAAGTTTGATTTGACAAGTATTTGGTTCGTGATGGTGAAGTCATAATTGAATTCAAAATCGCCTTGCTGAGTAACACCAACAAACAAGAAAGTAGGAATCGCTTGAACGATATAAGTCGCATTAAAATCGTTTCCTACCCCGGCGACGACGATCTGTTGACCGATCGTAATGTCGGTTGACTCTAGGGTCTGGATCACGGCGTAGCCGTCTACACGCTGAGCGTGTGTAACGGTGAATACGGCCATGATCCAGTTCCCTTGTCAGTCGTTCAGTCGGCTCAGTAACCCGAAGCCTTGACAAACTTGTCGGCGTCAATCATCAGCGTGGCAAACGTGCCTCGAAACGCCAGTGTGGTGCTGAGGGTTGATGGTGCCAACACTGAGACACTTCCGCGCTGCTGTTCAAACAGTTCATAGCCTGAAGCATCGCCGAGGATCAAAGTATTTGAGGCAAAGTTGCGGTCACGCACGACTCGACATCCGAACGCTGTGCCGGTGTCGCTGGTGACTGCGATTGCACCGAACGCGTTTTGTGCGTTCAAGTTCGGGAACAATGGTCGGCCAGTTGAATCCGAAAGCGCAATCAAATCGCCAAAAACGTCTGCAGATGTAAAAAGAGTGTTCGGGTTGTTGCCGTTAGATGCGGTCAAGATTGTGGTGCTTGATGCGCCGATCCAAGCAAGCCAGTCAGCCGGGTCGGTCGGATCGCCGAACGCGCCAGTAGTGACTGCGCCTGCAACGAGGTCGGTACAAGCAACATTATCGGTTTCGTTCATGTAGATGCGTGCCATGTCGTCAAGCAAAGCGTTGAGCATGGACGGATCGGACCACGAGATGATTTGCTCAGAGATTTCAACATATCCGCCGTAGGTGCCCTTGGTGACGGTTTCGGCACTGATCACAAAAGTTGATGCAGTGAGCGTGGTGTTGTCAGGTGACTGCACGCCAACCGAGTTGTGGGTCGTAACTTTCGGTCGAATGAAAGTTGCTCCAGCGGACGGCATTGAGCGTGCGCCAACGGCATCCACGACTGGGCGCATACCGATGAAGTTGTTGTACACATTGCCGGTAATGATTTCGGGCAAAACGCCGGGCCCGTCAGCGAGGCTCACGTCTGGGGCTGAAGCAACAAGGACTTCATGGAAGGCTTTCCACTTGTCGCCGCCTGCAACTGCGGCAGCAAGATATTCGCCAGCGGTAGGAATTTTTACTTCGCGCTTAGCGGTTGCGTAGATCGGTTGAGTCGCGATTGCGGCTTCAACGGTTGTGGGTTCTGACATGGTTTCATCCTCCTCGGATGGTGTTGGTGGGGTTGTTTCTGTTGGGATTTCGTCGGGTTCTGTTTCGTCGTCTGCTGACGCATAGACGGATTGGATTTCGGCGTCGGCGTACGCTGGGAACGAAACCAGTGATAACTCAATCATTCGAGCCTCACTGACTACCATTACGCCGTCAATTCGTTTGAATTTGACCGGCACTGCACCGATGGACACTGCTGAAATGGAGCCGTCAGCCAAAAGAGCCATAGCGTCATCGGCGGCCCTCGTTTTTGAAAGTGTTGCCGAAAACAAAAGTCCTTCGTCGCTTGACACTCTTTCGGTGACTCGGCCAATTACGCGTGTATCGTCATGAAATTCCAAAAGTTTGGGCATTGGACCATCTACAGAGATAGAGCCTTTTAAGAATTTCACTGGGCCGACATCGTTTGACAAGTTAGCGACAACATCCCACGGGACAGCGATGCCAGTGATAGTGCGCGATGGTTCAGTGTTGTCTGCCGACGCGTCAAGCGTGACAAGTTGAGCGTTAAATTTAATCATGCTGGTGTCTCCATCGGTGTGCGCATTGACGCAGGGTCCTCAACGGGAACTTCTGCTAGCGAGTTTTCGGCGAGGTAGTCCTCAATATCAAATTCGACATAACGACCGCGTGGCAAAATGTTGTTCATTGACAATGTTTGTTCAATGCAGTCCAAATACTGTTTTGCGCCAAACAAGTAGAGGTCTTGCCGGGCAGATTGTGCGTTCTGGTAGGTGTAACCCTGAACACCAATGCCTAACAGGTATGCGGGGATACCTGTTGACCTGCTGAGTTCAAGTGCTTGGAATTGACGCGACTCAACGAGTTGCAACTTGTTTGGATCAGCAGAAAATTCTTTGAATGTCACCACAGAGTTAAGTGCGCCAATGGCACCAACCTGTCGAGCGTTACGCCAAGCGGCCGCGAGTTCAGACAAGTCCTCGGCTGACATTGGTTCGGATGCGTCGGTCTGTTGCAGCCACCCGGCAGCGATCTCGTTGACGGCAAAACGGTCGGCGGCCTGCTGCAATTTGAGTGCGGTACTAATTGCGCGGTTGCCCGTATAAAGCAGGCCTTGTGTCGGTGCCAAGAACTGGATGACGTCATCAGTATTTAACATGATGCCGTTAAACATAATTTCATTGGACGGCCCGAAACGCTGCGCAGTCTGCTGGTCACCCAAAGTGATCATCGCAGCGGGGAGCCATTGAAACGAAAGCGGACGGCCTGTTGCCTGCGACCGTGAAGTCACATACCAGAAACCTGACCCCCACAAAATGAGATCGGTGACAAGTTGTGAGAACAGGAAGTTTCGAGTGACGCGAGGATCGGGCTGATCCATCCACGCCTCGTTTTCCAAATAGATTTCCTCGTATTCCTCACCAGTCCATTGCGTGGTGTAGTGCTTGAGTTCTAAGCAACCAACCATGGACGCGATCATCTGAATGGATCGCGCCACGGTTGGCACTGATAGCGCGAGTTCCTGCGACGCCCCGACGGAGTACGAGTAAAACGCGCCAACCTGATTGGCTGAACCAGCCGCGGCCTGAACAGGGGCAGAGGCAAACGCAGGGGTGGCGTTCACTTTTTTGTTGCCGAACAGTGCCATACCTTGCGATTCTTTCACAAAATTTTGGTTGTGTTAAGTACCCTCAGCCAAAAGCAAAAGCGGCACGCGACGACCTGACCGGGCGGCCCGCTTCGGCAGCCGCCCAGACCATGCATCGAGCCAACTCAATCGGACCGGGTGACTTTTGTGAACTGAGCGGTGCAGCACCTTCAGACAGTTTTACCATGACCGCCCTAGTGACGTGTTCGGCAAGTGAGTTCTCGCCAGTGTGCCGCAACTTGTCCTCAATGATCATGGACCTAACCATTGGTGTCGCCGTTTTCATTTCGCGGTAACCCACAATCTGAGTTCGGCGCGAAAAGTCGGGTGGCACATTTGGATGGATAGTCGGGTTGACCCGCAACTGGACATCGCGGTCCTGCATCACCCTGTTTACTTCAGCCCACATTTGGGCTTGAGATTCAACCACAAACTCAGTCGTCACAATGACACGACCGTCATGCTGGACGGCCCTCACGCCGCAATACCTCTGGTCGTCAAGGCTCGAGTCCACGGCAAGAATCCCACCCGGTGGCATTGCAACGTTGGAAACGAGATCGTGCCAAATGTTAGGAATCCACGATTGAGTTGAACCCTGCCACATATTCAAATGTTGCTGGATGAATTCCGAACTAGGAATGGTTTTGTATGCCTCCTCGAGTGCCTCCCATGAAACGGTCGTACCCAAGGCAGGATTACTCCACGGCCAAAATTGGCGATCCGAAACTGGCGAGCCACT